GCGTTATGGGAGTTCCTGTTCTTTCTTCCCACATAATTGCATAAGCGCAGCATTGCATAAAATAATTCGTTACCCATTCTTTCTTTTTAAATTTGTTAGAGGTTTTCCAATCAATAATACTAATTTGATTATTCCATACACCTACACAATCTACTGTACCAGCTACACCAAGGTGTTTTGAATACATTCTTTTTTCTGTAGCATATACCTTAGATAGGTTCTCATCAATAATGGGTTTAATTGAATTGAAATTTTCTAATGCTATTAAATCAGCTGCTTCGTGTGTTGTTGGTGAAACATAACTATTGAGAACATAGTTCTCTAGCATATCATGAACTTTATTACCTCTTTTAATAGCTCTTGAAGATACTCTATTGGCTTCTTCTTCGCCTACGCGAGCGCGCCACTTCATAATAGCATCTTTACTTAATATTGATAAAACAGAAGTGATAGAAGGATATTCATTATTCTCATCATCAACATATATTCTACCAGATTTTTTATTAACCTGTTTTAAGCTATAATCCGCTTCTACTAATTCTTGTTTAAACATACCTATATTATACCATACTTTTAATCAAATGTAAACCTTTATTTATCTTTAACTTGTAAATCAACATGTTTTTTAATGATCTCGGCGGTTTTTACTTCTTTTGCTGATCTTCTAACATTGGTTTTAGCTATATCACTACTTGGATGTGCCGAACCAATCTTTTGTAATACCTCATTCCATCCTGCACCAGCTTTTTTAAGTACATCACCATCTCTCCTAGTGATAAACTTAGGTGCACTGATCATTTGTTGTAGATTGGGGTTAGCTTCTTTGAATTCTTCTAGCTGGGTGTAGGACATAAAGTATTCCGTTACTTCGTCTGTCTCTATGTTTTTAAAATCATAAGTTGGCATAATATATCCATTTTATTATAAAGTAAAGAGGTAGTCCGGACTACCCCTATACAAAGTTTTTAGTTTGGTGGCCTCCTTCCCTTTTGGTTAAAGTTAAAGTAAAGTCATAACATAATGTAGCTTTACCGGATCACCTCCTTAATGGTTGAGTTTATCTAATCCTGGCCCTCACCGGTAGGATTAGCCCCGCCGAGCCCTTCACGAGCTCCTGCAATAAGTGTAGGGAAAGCATCAGAAATTAATTTTTTACTGAGTCCTTTATACTTGGTTTGCAGTTTTTTATCTTTCATTAGTATTACTACTTCTGCTTCATCTACATGCAATGATTCTAAAACATTTATAAACATTTTTTCTCTCTTGGCAGCATCGAGTCTTTCGCCAATGCCTCCTTTGTCGAAATACTTAAAACGTCTTGTTACTTTATGCAAGTTAGATGGTTCAAAACCCTTTGGTGCATCATCCTTTCTATAAGGTGGTTCACCCTCGGGTAATATGAATTGTACGGAAGGGTCGAAATTCCCTTTCAATATTGTTCTCAAAGGTTTTGAGTTTTGAGATTGAAGATACTCTATCTTCTCTTTTTTTGTCTTCAGAGTTACTGCTTTTTGCAGGATCTCTGAAATCATTCTTTCAGCCATTGTAAAATTCCTCCACGACTTCAATCAAATTTTTACATCTTTTTGTAATTAAATAAGTCAATACTTTCATTTTCATCGCAGGTATTTGCGAATCATATTCTTGTACTATACTATTATATATATGCTCTGGGATCTCAGATAAATCAATTAGAGTCTTATTTCTTTGATAATTTCTTTTAATTTCCTCTGACATATTGTCCAAATTCTCTACCCAAAAATCTATAACGGTTTTTCTGAGTGGAGTTTGTTTAAGACCATCTGTGAAACAATTGTCAGGGGATAGTACATTTGGAATACCATCTCCTGCATCACCTCGACATATATGCTCGAAAGAATATTGACGAGGATGTTTCTCTTCAACCAATACCTTTTGGGCTGGAGAGAATTGTTTTACATTCTTAAATTTTTGTAATTGTTTAAAATCTTTATCAGATGAAATAATCATACATGGTTGATGCTTACCAAACTCTTGGGTTTCATATACCAATGCTCCGATAATATCATCTGCTTCACAACCCTCCATATGTATTACTTTATATGGAAGATTTTGTTTAATCTCTTCTCGCACCATATTAAGGACTCGAAATATTTCATTCCAATCCATACTTGATGCTGTTCTATTTTTCTTTCTATGAGCTTTATATTGTGGATAATAATCTTTTCTCCACGTATTCATTCCGTCAGCACATATAACCATCTCACCATATTCATCTCTATACTTTTTATTATACATCCGTATAGAGTTAAGAATCATATGCCGAATAAGTTCTTCATCCTGCATTTTAGAAATAATTATATTAGCTAAAGCTATTTGGCTATAATCTACTAATATCATATTAGAACCACTCCGGTTGTTCACGTTTAGTCCAAACCATATTAAAGCTATCTTTTTTAGTTTGGTAATATAACCTATATGATTCCACAGGATCTTCTTTTATGCATTCTGGGAATTTACCCATTGCTAATTTAAAATCGGTCATTGGAATGTGGGGTATATTAAGTGGTAACCTAGATAATGCATTAGCTAGCTTTGTAATCGACATATGAACTTTACCATATCTATGGGTATATTCGGATCCGAGAGCTAACATATGTTTATATAACCATAGGTAGTTTTGAGAAGATTCTCTAACCCATATAGAACATGGGTGATTTTTGTGTGCGATCTTATAGGATATACCCACTTTTTCTGCATATTCTTCACCATCTAATACACGGTGAGCGGTACATAACATTTGGGCAGATTCTAAGATCATTTTTACGACATGTTTGTCGCATTGGGATTGAGCTGCAATCACAGGATTTTCATCTAAAATAAATATATTCATAAGGTCTATTATACCATACTTTTGATCAAATGTAAACCCCTAATAGTGATTTAATTTACCACAGTGAGGGCAATATAGTTTTTTAGGAGCCCATTCATCCATCGCTGCTATACTCCAAAATCCTTTACAATATTCACAAGTAAAATGCCAGATGACTTCTTTACTTAAGGTCATTTCTTTAATATATTAACTGAATTAGATCCTAATCTGATATTAATAATACCATTGTAATAATCATCTTTCAGTAATACCTCGTTCTCAAATTGAAGCTTGGCTTCTATATAAGCTAGCTCTCCCTTCATTGTACCAATATAAAGAATTTCTCGATAGAATTGATCTACGCCGAATTCTGATATATCTTCTACTAGGTGTTTAGAAGAGCCACAATAAGTACGCCAATCAGATTCAACTAGTAATCTTTTCTTTCTTTTACGTGATTTGGTAATAGGCAATGTTTTCTTCTTCCAAAAGAATTTCTTTCCTATGTATTTTCTATCGTTTATTGTGTTAGTAATTTGATAGATGAATCCGTACATTACCTCGGGAGAAAAATCCTCTGGTGGTACGAAGGTTGTGCCATTATATATCCAGTCCATACATATATTTATGCAATTAAAATACAGTTGGTCCAGGCGGGAACTGGGTGAGATAAGAATGGTAGACATTCTTTCCATGTATCATTGATAGGTTCTCGAGGGGGAAATTCATCAGGTGTTATTACTGGTCCACACAAAGTGGTACCAGATTTGCTATCATAACATAACCCTGGTAAAATTTCTACGGTTGTACTACAACTTCCTAATAATAATATACTAATAATAATCGTCAAGTTCTTCATCACTTTCCTCTATGTCTCTCTCTTCAAAATATCCACAAAATGGACAAAAGATTGGTTCTTTCATCTCTTCATTAGAATCAGTTTTTATTTCAGAACTAATACTACACTCGGGACAATGAATAAAATTAACCATCTATATATTCCTTAAACTCTGTATATCCACCGACAGATTTACCATCAATAAATACCTGTGGAAAAGTTCTTGCACTTGGTACTTTTTCTAAAAGTTGTTCTCTACTAAAATCTACATCTAACATAAATTTATTTAATACGTGGTTTTGTTGGGAAGCTTCTTTAATTACTCTTTCCGCTAAGAATAATGCTTGAGTACAATAAGGACAATTTTCTTTGCTATAGATTTCTATGTTCATTCTCCATGTCCTTTCATAAATTCAGGATAAGCTTTGCTTCCTGTTTCCCACATATCTGAACCACCAATTTCTTCTTCCATCGATACTCTTACCCCGATTGTTTTCTTAAATGTATACCATATTATATATGAAGTTCCGAACACGAACGAAAATATTGATACTGTTCCTATGAATTGAAATTCAAAACTAGCGTCTGTATTTAATATGGGTACTAACATTAGACCCAATATGCCTGCGCTACCATGAACACTTATTGCTCCTACTGGATCATCAATACCCCATTTCTCTAAATAGCTCATAGAGATTGGTACTAATAAACCACCTAATGCGCCATATAGTATAGCTACATATGGTGAAGGTGTTAAAGGATCTGCTGTAATAACTACTAGTCCTGCTAAAGCACCGTTACAAACTGCATTAAGAGCTGTTCTTCCTAACCATAGTTTGGATAATATCATTGCACTTAATAAGCCTGCCGCAGCTGCTGTATTCGTATTAACGAATA